CCACAATCAAAGCGCCTTTTATAGCACCTCTATCATACAGCATAGCTATATTATCAACGAGGACCTTGGATTTGCCGGTGCCCATCTCCATAAACAAAGCAAACGTGTCAGAAGCCCAGGATTTCTCTAAGGCCTTAAGTTGATGCTCGTATGGCTTGGTCTTAAACTTATAATGTTTTATCATATTTTCTTTCTTGACTTTTATATAATCATGCTTACATTCAATGTCAACCATAAACAGGAGAAAGAAATGGACAAAGATAAAATAATACAGTCACTGCTTAAGATGTTGCAAAAAAACAACACTGAGATGATTAATTTGAATATTCAAATTGATGACTTGACAGATAAATTAAATACGTCTACAGAATTAGATAAGAAAGAAAAAACTGAAAATGAAACAACACAATAGCTTTGCATTATATAGGCCAAATGAATTAGTAGATTTTTTAAATTTTTTAAAAGAAAATCCTGATGATAGTTTTGTCTATGTTTTAGTGCAGCCAAATTCTGAGGTAAAAATTAGATACAACTCAGTCACAGGTGAAGAAAAAAGAATTAATCCGCCTAACATATTACCAGCCAGAGAGTTTGGTCATTTTGTATTTTGTTTGGAACAGGGCACACAGGTTATGTACAGCCCTGGACCATTTGTACACAAGATGAAAAAAAACTTAAAAGATATTCGAGCAAAAGATTATGTGTTGTGTATGGGAGATCCGGCAATAATAGCTGCATCTTGCGCCATCGTTAGTGATGTTACACAAGGACAGTTCTCTCTTTTGAAATGGGATAGAATGGATAAAAGATATTTTCCAATACAATACGATTTATATCAGAAAGGACAAATAGATGAGTGAAATAAATGACATTGACTTTGAACAAGACCAACAAGAGGTGTTAGAGAAAACAGATATTAAAACCCTATCACACTATTGTCTTATGTTGCAAAACTATGAGGATCAATTGATCAACATGGAAAAGGACATGAAGAAAATTAAAGAACAAGCAGACAAGATTGGCTCAGAGATTATACCAAACCTACTCGCGGAGCAGGGATTGGCATCTTTGAAGTTAGCTGATGGCAGTTCTGTAGATATTAAAAAATCTTACAACTGCACAATTAAAAAAGATCAATTGGAATCAGCTTTTGAATGGCTTCGTAATAACGGACTGGGTGACATCATTAAAAATGAGGTTGCTGTACAGTTCGGGAAGGGCGAGGATAACAAGGCAGAACAACTGTTAGGCCTTGCAGTGCGAGAGGGCTATGAGCCTTCGCAGAAGCAGAAGGTAGAACCTATGACTTTGAAAGCACTCTTTAGAGAGCGTATCGAGGCCGGCCTCGATATGCCCTCGGAATTCTTTCACACTTTTGTGAAGGATCAAACAAAAATAGGCCGGAAATAACGAATCATGAACAAGGAGAAAAGAAACATGAACCAAGTAGCGAAAAAAGAAAAGTCAGACGTAGCTCTAACGAGTATGTTTGAACAAGACCAAGCTGGCGGCATGGACCAAATGGGGCAGGGCGATTTTGCAATGCCTTTTTTAAGAGTGCTGGGCCAGTTATCCCCGGAGGTAAACGAAAGGGATGCCAAGTATGTAAGTGGTGCTAAGGCAGGTATGATATTTAATACCGTGACTAAGCAGGCATATGATGGTGTAGAGGGAGTCAACGTAATTCCATGCGGATATAAGCGTGAGTACGTTGAATGGAGTGATAGAGGCGAGGGCACAAGTGCTCCTGTTGCTATCCATCCAGTTAGTAGTGGCATTATTAAAGAAGCCACTAGAGGAGCTGATTGGAAAGATAGATTGCCTAATGGTAACTATCTAGAAAACACAGCGTCTTACTTTGTGTTGACGGAAGATTTGCAAACAGCATTGATATCCATGAAATCTACACAATTAAAAGTGAGTCGTTCGTGGAACTCGATGATGAATAGCATCAAGCTTAAAGGTAAGAATGGTCTATTCACACCGGCTGCATACAGTCACGTGTATAGCTTAAAGACAGTACAACAATCAAATGACAAGGGAACTTGGTTTGGTTGGAATGTGTCTTTAGTTGGCCCTGTACAAGATAAAAATATGTACGAGGCTGCGAAACAGTTTGCTTCTAGTGTATCTACGGGAGCAGTAGAGGCGAAACATGGCGAAGGTGAGACGAAGTCTAAGGACGACGTACCATTTTAATCATGGAAGAGGGCCCGAAGAAAAATCCCCCTTCTATCGGGCCTTCGCATTATACAACTTTTGAAGACTATTGGCTAGAACAAGATGAGTTGTGGGAATTAAGTTTAAAGGAATCAGTAAGACAAAAAAAAGAAAGGAATAAAAAATTAAATGCCAAGACCAAGGATATGCCCAACGTGCAATCAAAAATTCGAAATAACAAAGTGGCAAAAGAGTAAAATCTATTGCAACGATATTTGTAAACCTACTTGGAGACCCAACGCGGGTGGCGCTGTAGGAAGACCTAAAGCAAAGAAATGAAGTTTAAAGAAATATTTGAGGGCAATAACAGCGCTTACGGTATAATGAAACTTACCGGAGAAGTGACTGACAAAGGCAAAGCTGTAGCAAAAGCTTTTATAAAAAGAGAAAAAATAACAACAGAACTGTGGGTAGATCACTTAGAAGGAAAAGAACCTGCTTTAGGTGTTATTCCAATTAACGAGAACAACGAATGTAGATGGGGTTGTATTGATGTAGATGAATACAATTTAGATCACATATCATTAATGAGAAATATAAAGGGATTAGATTTTCCTTTGGTTACTTTTAGATCAAAGTCTGGTGGTGCACATTTGTTTTTATTTGCTAAAGAATTTATTCCTGCATCATTGATGCAGTCAAAACTCAAAGCGATGTCAGAAGCTTTGGGTTATGCAGGTAGTGAGATTTTTCCAAAACAGACTGTTATACATGTGGACAAGGGAGACACTGGTAACTTTTTAAATTTACCTTACCACGGCGGAGTCAGAGGATTAAGATACACATTTGAGGCTGGCGGCAATGCTGCTAGTTTAGAATCATTCTATTCTATATACGATGAATGGGCACAGACACGAGAACAAATAGAGTCAATAAAAATAAAAGGAAAGGTGCAAGATAAAGAAGCATTTAAAGAGGGCCCACCTTGTTTAAATAGATTGGCTGAAGAGGGTTTTGGTGAGGGATCAAGAAATAATGCATTATTTAACATAGCTGTGTTTTGTAAAAAAGCTTTTGATGATTGGGAAAACAAAGTTGGTGAATACAATCAAAAGTATATGACACCACCACTAACATATAACGAAGTGCAAACAGTTATAAAATCTGTTGGTAAAAAACAATATGAAAACTACAGGTGTAAAGACCAACCTATTTGTGGAGTGTGCAACGCAGCAAAATGTAGGACTAAAAAATTTGGTGTTGGTTATGATGAAGAACAAATGCCAGAGTTGGGTCAGTTGTCAAAAATATGTTCAACACCATCACAGTATTTTTTAGATGTAGATGGCAAAAGAGTAGAGTTAACTAAAGAACAATTACACAATGCAAATTTATTTTCAATAGAAGTAATGGACAAAGCAGGAGTGGTCATTGCTAGCATACCCAAAGGGCCAGACTGGAGAGAAATTTATTTAAAGACTTTGTTTGCAACTATGCAAGAGATAGAACCTCTAAAATCTTTAGACCCTAAAGAAATGTTAATACATTTATTGCAAGAGTTTACTGTAAACAGAACACAGGCAAGAACAAGAGACGACATTCTGAGCAAGATGGCATGGACAGATGAGGATGGTAGTTTTTGTTATTTTAGAATGGATGATTTTTTTGCTTTTTGTAAACGAAACAATTGGGAACTAGATAAAACTAAGACAGGTAACTTATTGAAGAGTCTAGATAAAATTTTTGAAAAAGAGGTTAGGTTAAAAGTTAAAAATCAAAACCCACATTTAATAAAAATCAAGGCTATGAAAAAAACGACGCCTTCTATTAGTCCCATAAAATATGAGGAAACTCCTTTCTAATGAATATTTTAATTCCTAAATTAATATTGTTTCCGAAAAGAATTGTTACAGTTGATTTATTTTTTTTACAAATAACACAGTCTTACACTAATAAATTTTTTATTAGTGAATTAAAAGATGACATAAGAAAAAATGGTCTTTTATGTCCTTTGGTTGTGAGTAAAGAAAGAAGATTAATTGATGGTAATCATAGGTATGAAGCTATGAAAGAAGATTATACACATGCTTTTGCGTATGAAATAGATGACACAGAAGAAGAAGACATATTTTTTTCTAGATTAAATTCTAGGTTGTGGCAGGAAAATAAATGAAAACTATAATCTTAGGTCCACCAGGCACAGGCAAAACAACAACACTATTAAATTTAGTGGAAGAATTTTTACGTGCAGGCACAGACATAAAAAAGATAGGGTATTTTTCTTTTACAAAAAAAGCTGCATGGGAAGCTACACGCAGAGCAGAAGAAAAATTTATGTTAGATCAAAAAGACATACCATATTTTAGAACACTGCACTCACTGGCATTTAGAATGTTGGGTGTAAAAAAAGAAAGAGTTATGAAGCCCGCTGACTACAGAGATTTTGGCATTAAGTGTGGCATACCTATTAAAGTTGCTAGTTGGCAAGACCACAACGGAGTTTTTTCTTCTGATAATGAATATTTAAGAATAATAAACCAAGCAAGAGTTAAAGAGATACCAGTATTAGATCAATACGATAAAAACAGACATGGTCTGGACATAGAGAGAGATTTATTATATCTGTTAGATCAAGAACTTAAACGATATAAAAAAGAGAAAGGACTTATAGACTACGATGACATGTTGGAACAATTTGTTGAACAAGATGTATCACCATCTTTTGACGTATTATTTATTGACGAGGCACAGGACCTCTCACCTTTGCAGTGGCGAATGGTCCGGACTTTATGGGCGAAAGCAGACAAGACCTACATTGCAGGGGACGATGATCAAGCTATATTTAAATGGGCTGGCGCTGATGTTGATACTTTTATCGCTCTTAAAGAAGAAGTAGATTACGTAGATACATTAAATCAATCGTATCGTATTCCTGGTGGCCCCATACACGAATTATCACAACGAATAATTAAAAACGTATCAAACAGATATGACAAAGATTATTTACCACGACAAGAGATGGGTGATTTGACACGATACTCTGACTTAACACAAGTTGATATGTCACAAGGAGAATGGTTGGTGTTGTCAAGTGCAAATTATTTTTTAGATGATGTAAAAGATTTATGTGAGTTGCAGGGTTGGTATTTTTCTCACAAACATAAAAACTCTATCAAGTTAGATTTATTGTTAGCCATACAAGCATGGGAAAAATGGAGAACCATTGAAACAACTTTACCTGTTGCATCAATAAAAAATATTTATTCGTACCTGGGAGAAAACGTAACCAAAGGTTATCGCACCGGTAAAACTTTTGATGAGAACGAAGAGGGTTATTACATTGAAGAGTGTAGCGCGGACCACGGATTACAAACAGACGACGTTTGGTACAAAGCGTTTGCTGGTTTAGATACAGAGACAGAGAACTACATAAGAAACATGCTAGCAAACAAAGAAAAGATTACACAGACACCAAGGATAACACTGTCAACAATACACGGAGCGAAAGGAGGTGAGGCTGATAATGTTTTACTACTTCCTGATGTTACTAAGTCTGCTATCGATCAAAATGATATTGATCCAGACGAGCTGCATAGGTTGTTTTACGTAGCGGTAACGAGAGCAAAAAAATCTTTACACATACTAGAACCAAAAAACTATGATAGGGCATATATAATTTGAGATTTCACGAACACGTAAAAGGTGACAAAGCAGAATACATAGCTGCAATGTGGTTGTGGGACCAAGGATATTTAGTTTGTAAAAATATGTCACAACAAGGGCCGGTCGATCTTGTTGCAATAAAAGAAGATGAGGTTATACTAATAGATGTAAAATCAGAATGCAGAAGAAAGAGAGATGGCTATAAAATTAACAGATCACTTACGCCGATACAAAAAAGTATTGGTGTAAAAATTTTAAATGTAAATGTAGAAACAGGAGAATGTAAATATGTCTAACCCCTATGACAACCAGGTCGGAGGCGACCACTATCAAAAATACAAGATACAACCAAGCGAATTCATCAATAAAAACAAGTTGTTATTTGCTGAAGGTTCTGCTATAAAATATATAGTTAGACATCAAGATAAGGGAGGCAAAGAGAGCCTCGAGAAAGCGAAACATTTTATCGATATGATAATCGAAAGAGACTACAGTT